TTAAAATAGATATGGATGGTACTGGTGTTGCAGAGTTAAGAAAGATTACTAGTGCAGGCGAAGGTGGTTATACTATCCTTGATAATGTACCTGTAGATTCACATCCATTCTGTTCTATTACTCCTATCATAGTACCACATAGATTCTATGGTAGATCAGTATCAGAACTAGTAGAAGATATTCAGTTAATTAAATCTACTGTTATGCGACAAGTACTAGATAACATGTACTTAACAAACAATAACAGAGTTGCAGTTATGGATGGTCAGGTTAATCTTGATGATCTATTAACTAATCGACCAGGCGGAATTGTAAGAACTAAAGGCGCACCTAGTCAGGTTATGATGCCATTACAAAATCAAACATTAACTAATCAAGCATTCCCATTACTTGAATACCTAGATACTATTAAAGAAGAACGTAGTGGTATCACTAAGTATAACCAAGGTATGGATACTGATACACTTAATAAAACTGCATCAGGTATAAATACTATTCTATCACAATCACAAATGCGATTAGAGTTAATTGCTAGAGTATTTGCTGAGACTGGTGTTAAAGATATATTTAAAAAGATGTTTGAACTAGTAGTTAAGTATCAAGACAAAGAACGTATTATTAAAGTTAATAGTAATTTTATTCCTATGAATCCTATGGAGTGGAGAGATAGATGCAATGTTACTATTCATGTTGGACTAGGTACAGGATCAAGAGATCAACAACTACAAATACTTAATGCTATACTTGGTAGACAACTAGAAGCTATTAAACTTCAAGGATCTGCACAAGGACCAGTTGTTACTCTTAAAAATATTTACAATACTCTTTCTCGTATCATTGAGAATGCAGGACTAAAAGATGTTGGATCATACTTTACCAATCCTGAAATTGGTATGCAACAAATGAAACCGCAACCTAAACCACCATCTGAATTTGAGAAAGTATCACAGATACAAACTCAACAGAAAGCTGCAGAAGCACAGATGAATTATGAAAATAGAATGCGTGAGATGGAACTTAAGTATCAGAAAATGATATTAGAGTTTGAAGCTAAAGCTAAAGAACTTGAACTTAAATACAACGCTGATATAGATGAGAAAGCTATTAGACGTGAAGCATTAGACATGAAAGGTATAACTGATACCAATAAACAAATGCTTGACGCAGCTACTAAAAATTTGTTAGAACCAGAAGAACAACAAACACAGGTAGAAATAAATGTCGGACCTACAACTAGAGAGCAGTAGAGGCTCAAGAGCAAAAAATATTTTAGAAGATGAGTTGTTTAAAGAAACAATAGAAACTTTAAAACAATCTTATACTGAAGCGATATTTCAAACAGGACCAAATGATGAGCTTGCAAGAACAAAGATCTATCTTGCATATCAAATTTTAGGTAAGTTTGAAAACCATTTCCGTACTGTTATGGAAACTGGTCAACTTGCTAGCAAACAATTAGATGAGCTACGCAAAAAATAGCACCACCCATATTGGAGTGCTTTAAATAACACCAACCACAAAGGAGTGTACACATGGCTGATGAAGCTACAAATGTATTAGGCGCTGCAAAAACCCTATCAGGTTTGATGCAAGGCTTGACTTCTGAGCCAGCACCTGCTGAGCCAGAACAAACAACTGAAGAAGTTGTAGAAGAACCAACTGAAGATAACATACCTGTAGAGGATGTAGAACAAGTTGAGGTAGCTGAAGCTACAGATGACGCTGAACAAGATATTAACGAAAGTTCAGAGGAGCCTTCATATACTGTTAAAGTAGACGGTAGTGAGATGGAGGTGACCCTTGATGAACTACTTCGGGGATACCAAAGAGAAGCAGATTACACACGCAAGACATCAGAATTATCTTTAGAGAAATCAAAGTACAATGATCTAATGCAACAATCTCAATCTGAGATTAATAATAAATTGTCTAAACTTGAAGAACTTACAACTGTAGCTCAACAAGAGTTACAACAAGAGTATAGTAGAATAGACTTTGAAAAACTTTACGATGAAGATCCGTCAGAAGCTGCACGCTTAGAGCATAAGATGCGTAAACGTGCTGAGAATCTGGCAATGATTCAGGAAGAAACTAAAGCTAATCAACAGCAAGAGTTTCAAAAATACTTACAAGAACAACAACATAAAGTTAGTACTCTTGTTCCTGAGTTTAATGATCCTGCTAAAGCAAGCAAACTTAAATCTGATATGAGAGTATACCTTTCTAAATTAGGTTATGGTGATAAAGATATAAATAGTATTTATGATGCAAGACAAGTCTTGTTAATTAGAGATGCTATGGCTTATGATGCTTTAAAAAAATCAAATGCTAAAGTTACAAAGAAAGTTGCTACTGCTCCCAAAGTGGTAAGATCTGGCACCGCTAAAAATAAAGGCGATGCTTCTTTAAAACTTAGACGAGAGAAACTAAATCGTCTGAAGAAAACAGGAGCTGCTAAAGATGCTGCTTCTATTTTTAAAGACTATCTATAAACTAATATAAGGAGTCCTTAAATGGCACAACCAACAAACTTGTACGATACGTACGATACTACTGGTATTAGAGAAGATTTAGTAGATGTAATTTACAATATATCTCCTGAAGATACTCCAATACTTTCTGCAATCCCAAGAGCGATTGCTAAACAAACTAAGCATGAGTGGCAAATAGATTCATTAGCTGCTGCTGCTTCTAATGCTGTTATCGAAGGTGATGACGCTACTATAGATGCAATGACTGCAACTGCTAGAAAACAAAACTTTACACAAATTATGGATAAAGTAATTGCTGTTTCTGGTACGCAATCATCTGTTGATGCTGCTGGTAGAGCTGACGAAATGGCTTACCAAATTGCTAAGAAATCTAAAGAACTTAAAAAAGATATGGAGCTTGCTCTTTCATCTGCTACACTAGCTGCCGTAGGTACTGCAAGTGCTGCAAGAACTTTTGGTGGATTACAATGCTGGATTGAAACTAACGGATCTGCTGGAGGCTCTGGATCATTATCAACTGGTGATGGTACTGATGCTCCTGGTGCAGGATCAAATAGAGCAATAACTGAAGCAATCTTAAAAGAAACTATCCAAGAAGTTTATACTGCAGGCGGAGATCTAGATGTTCTAGTTGTACCACCTAAAGTAAAACAAACTATATCTGGATTTGTTGGAGCTAGTAGTTCTAATCCTAGAATGTTTACTAGTGAAGATAAAACTTTTGGTGCATCTATTGATGTTTATGTATCAGATTTTGGTAATGTTCAAATCATACCTAACAGAACTATGGCTGGATTAGAAACTTGTTTCTTATTACAAACAGACATGGCTGCTGCCGCTTACCTAAGAGATTTCCAAGTGAATGATCTTGCTAAGACTGGCGACTCAGAGAAAAAACAACTACTAGTTGAATTTACTCTAGAAGTTAGAAACGAAGCTGCTCACGGTATCTTATTAGATATTACTGAGTAATTAATAATTAGGGGGAGCTTCGGCTCCCTCTTTTACATAAGGAAAAAAAATGAAATCTCCAACAACATTTAGACCAGGCGCAACACAGACTGTAGCTGTAGGAGCATCTTCTGCTGCTTCTAGTGCTTTCAATGCACATACTAGAGAAATTAGAGTAGTAACTACTGTTGATGCTTATGTAGCATTTGATGCTGCACCTACTGCTAGTTCATCATCTTTGATTGTACCTGCATTTACTGTAGAATACTTTAGAGTAGATTCAGCAAGTAAAGTTGCATTACTTAGAGTTGGTTCTGTAACAGGAACTGCTAGAATAACAGAACTTAGTCAGTAATGAGACCAGGTTTTTTATCAATACGAAGTCAGGACCGCTACCGTAACCGTAGGACAGATGTACCTAATGATGCTATAAACCTAGAAGATTTAACATACCTATTATTAGAAACAGGCGATAACATCATACGTGAAGATGGTGTAGGTGTTTCTTACTTTACTGATAATCCAATCCAAAACTAATGGAGTTTAGTGAATTAGTAAATATTATAAAGAACAAAGAGCAAAGCTCTAAGCAACAAACCAAGAACAAACAAAGAACAAAAGTTTTAAGAAAGAGGATTAAACATGGCTGATAGTAAGATTAGTGCATTGACAGCATTGACGACTGCTGCTGCTGCTGACGTACTACCTATTGTAGATACTAGTGCAACTGCAACTAAGAAAATGACTATAGAAAATATATTTAAAAGCATACCTGTAAGTGTAGGTGTCAATGAAGGCACACCACTTGCTAAGTTGCACGTAACTAGAGATGCAGTAAATCATTCAACACAATCTTCATTAGCACCAATATTTGTTGAAGATGATAATAGACCAGGTATTTTTTTCTCAGGTAATTTAAACAATATAGGTATTATACAATTCGGAGATAACTCATCTATTAATGCTGGTGAGATTTTTTATGATCATAGTGCTGATAAGTTTAGCTTTAGAGCTGCAGGTACTGTACAAGCTACTTTAGCTGATGGCGTTATTGCACCAGAAACAGATTCAGATGTAGATTTAGGTACAACCTCTTTACGCTTTAAAGATACATTTGTAGATTCTATTACTGTTACTGGTGAGATTGATGGTGCATCGCTTGATATTGAAGGCAATGCGGATATCAATGGTACTACTAACTTAGACGTAGTAGATATTGATGGAGCTGTTGACATGGCTACCACTTTGACACTTGGCGGTAATGCTGACTTTAATGGTGACTTAGATGTAGATGGCACCACTAATTTAGATGTTGTTGATATAGACGGTGCTGTAGATATGGCTAGTACATTGACTGTTGCTCAAGCTATTAATGGTGCATTAAAAAGATGGACTGTTAAAACTTCTGCATACACAGCAGTAGCTGGTGATAGACTATTAGCTGACACTGCAACAACAGCTGCATTTACAATTACATTACCTTCAGCACCTGCTGTTGGAGATGAGATACATATACTAGATAGTGCTGCAAACTTTGAT